CTTAAAGGTCACTGTGTCTGCGGGTTGATTGACCTCGGCATCAACAGTCACCAGAGCATCGGAGTTGAGCACACCAAGTGGCTGGCCGTAGGTGTCGCCAGTGCCGTTGATAATGGCTTTGTTCAGGGTGTATCCCAGAACTTCCGGCACGCGGCTGGAAATGTAACGGGACACAGCGGGAGCGTCTTCCAGAATTTCCTCTGTGACTGGAAGCAAAGCGGCCAGCTTTTGGAGCTTGATGGTCGTTTCACCAAGGGCGATCTTGCTCTCAGTGATTTTCGTGCCTTCAGCAGTCCAGTTGACGCGCACACCGCCCGTAGCCTGCCAAGGAGTCGTTTGATCCATCGGGAAGGTCAAGGAATTGCTGGAGCTGGTCTGCTGATCGCAGAAGCTCAAAAGTGAGGCTTCACCCAGCACCTTGCGCCAGATCTCACTGCGGAAGTCCGGGGGAACGGCATAGCCGCCATCGGCAGGAGTGCCCTCGGAACTTGTGGCGCTGGGAGCGTCCAGCATGAGGCGCGGATCAATGCGACCTCCGCCGCGCACGCTGGCTTTCTGCACTGCCAGTGCGAACTCTCCGATGTGGTGGAAGCCGTGCTGGCCGTACTGAGACGGGCCAGAGTCCACAATGGACTTGTACTCTTTTGCAACGGGCTTCTGCGCCTTTACAGCATGGGGCTGCATGCCACTGGCAAGGATAGCTCCGGCTCCGGCATCTTCCTGCGCGGCTGGGGCTTCGGGAGCCACAATGCGACCCACGCTGCCCTGCAAATGCGCGGCCTGAGCATTCATGCGCTCGCGGCGGTCAATGTCCACCTGCAATGAGTCAAACTCGTCGCAAAGGGCTTTGATCTGTGCGGATTCTTCATCGTTCACAGGGCGACCTTCGGCGTCGGCAGCAGCCTGTATCACCTGAGCTTTTTCGGAAAGCACAGACTGTCGCGCCATAAGGTCTTCGATGGTTACGGCCTCAGCAAACATTTTGTGGGTTGTGCCGCCAAGCAAGGCAAGCACTTTTTCTAAGCTACTCATGGTTTTACCTCCCATGAAGTTTATTTTGCCTGCACGCTATTAACGCGGCGGCTGTTTACCCTTAACGCCATACGGGCCACCATAGCTCGCATAGCCTTATCCTGTGGCAGCGCGATTTTCTCTGCCACCACAGGCATGTTTTTGTAATGATAGCGACTCAGGTCGTATTTTGCCGCTATTTCAATGGGGTCGGTGATTTCATCGACAAATCCTGCTTTCAAGGCTTCGTCGCTGTTGAACCACGTTTCCGCATTCATCCACTCCGATATCTGCTCCAAAGAGGAACGGTCTTTCGTCTTGATGGCGTATGTCCCAGCTAGTGAATCGCGTACAAGGTCAAGCTGATCTGCAACCTTCCGCATCTCTGCGGCGTCTCCGGCGGTCATCGTCCACGGGTTGTGGATCATGTAGACAGCATTCCCGGCCATCCGCACCTCGTCGCCAGCCAAGGCGATAATTGAGGCAATGGATAGGGCCATGCCGTCGATCTCGGTCACGATACGCGCCGGAAATTTCTTGAGAGCGTTGTACATGGCGAGACCGTCAAAAACATTACCGCCTGGGCTGTTTATGCGAAGGGTGATTTCCTTGACTCCGGCAAGATTCTTCAACTCGTCGGAAAGGTCTTTTGCCGTGACGGAATCGCCGCTCCAACTCTCGCCAATGTCGCCATAAAGCCAGATGTCGGCGCGGTCTTTCGCCTTGTTTTCAATTTTCAGGGCCATTTTCGCCCTCCTGTGTTTCATTCATTCCTTGCGACTGTGCGGCAGCGGAAATAGGAATCATTTGCGCCTGCACAAAGTGTTCGTCGCCGCCTTCAACTGGTGGCAAATCTTCCCAAGCCCTACAGTCGTTAATGGAGAAAATGCCGTTCGTTACGCCGCCCTTGTAGTATTCCATGCGGCTCTTGTTATCGCCGCGCAAAAGGCCGCGCACATCGATCTTTGTGTAATAGCCGTCTGTGGAACCGCGCAGCAGCTTGTAATCTGCTTCCTCTTCCAGCTTCTTTACCCAAGGCATCAGGGCATCAGTAACAAACTCCAAGCTCTGATGCTCAATGTTGCTGAAAGTGGCACGCTCCATGTCTGCCAGCTTGTGCGGAGGCACACCGAACCACCTTGCAATTTCCTCAATTCCAAAACGACGGCTTTCGAGGAATTGCGCATCTTCAGGCCGGATGGTCACGGGCTCAAACTTCATGCCCTCTTCCATGAGAATAGGCTTTCCGGCGTTCTCGCGGCCCATGTAGCGTTTTGCAAATTGCACTTTAAGGCGCTCGGCGGCTTCCGGGGAAAGCCTGCCGGGATGCGTGATGATGCCACTTGGTACAAGCTGATTTTCCATCAGTTTGTTGTTCGTATCCTCGGAGGCCAGACCTGCGGCAATGCTTTTTGCAGCATAACCAACGATGGAATCACCAATCAGGCCGTCACCCAAGCCTTTGAGGTGAAAAATCCTGCTTTGCGGAAGTTCAAAAACACGGCCATCAAGGGCAAAGTATCTGTAATAAACGTCAAGCGTTTCTTCGCTGCGAAATATTTGCATGCGGCTTGGGAGTAGACGCCAGAGGGCACGCGGCATACCATTACGCGAAAACTCAATCTCAGCATACCCATTGCCCCACAAGAGAGCGTCCCTGACCAATGTTTCCTTGAAACACATGGCCGACATTTCCTTACAGGGGCGAGAATGCAGGAGGTAATGTACTGGATGACTCCACTCTTGCCGCATGTCGCGGAGAACCGACCACGGCAACCAGCCGATAGTCTGGGAGATCAAAGCCGTGGCACGATACACAGCACTGTACGTTCTCGCCCTGTCTGGGGTAACGGCCACGCCGCCAGTATAGGCAAAAGGCTCAATCTGAATTTCTGGCAAATAAGGGGCCGTCTGGCGTTTTGCAAAGAATCTGCTAAACCAACTCATTTTGCCCCCTAAAGTTCGATGAACCCGCGACTTTCGTACACGGATTCTGCATCTTCATGCAGTTTTGCCCGCGAAAGTGCCATGATAGCAGCCACAATTCCGTCTATCTTGTTCTCGTTCTTCTCTTTTGACGGGTAAAAAGCCTTTGTCTTCGTGCTCTTCAAAACGACGTTTGAAGCCTGCCACGTCAACATCGGATCGCCATCATGGTGAAGTTGTCCAGCAAGATAAAGGGCCTCAAACTCTTTCATCGGCTCGGAGATGTTTGCCGGGCCTTGATTGATTTCAACGCATGGGAAAGACACTTGCTCCCGCACTTCCTGCATCAACATTTCTGCTTCGTGCGGATCGTAGGCTAATTCCTGTATGGAGAACTCCTGCGAGAACGCCAGCAAATCGTCCATCAAGTATCGGTAGTCCGTTCTGGCCCCCGGCGTTTCGGTCAAAAAACCTTCGGCAACCCAACGCTGGTAATGCGAATTTTCCGGCAAGTTCACCGTATCTTCCGGCAGATAGTACCGTCCGAAAAGATAATATTCGTCACCGCGCCGAAACATCAGCATCATGGCCGTAAGGTCAACCTTTGAAGCGAGGTCAACGCCAATCCAGCATTTCTCACCTGCAAAGTCCTTGAGCGCTATGTCCTGCTGGCAGGCGTTCCACTTCACCATGTTGATCCAAGCCGTGCCCGTGTTCGACCAGATGTTGAGGTGCTTGCATTTCAGAATGTTCTGGCGGCTTGCCAATGTCATAGCCTCTTGCCGTCTGGCCTCGATGAAATCTTCATATATCGACACGCCAAGGTTGGGATTCGCCTTTTTCCATGATGCGGAACTCGTCCAGTCATCGGAGTCGTCAACGCTGTAAATGACGCTGAAAAGCGTGTCGTTCTTCAGCGCACCATTGAGCACCTTGATTGCCTCATCCCGTTTGGCATAGCATGGATGACTTGAATCGATGCCAGCCGTCGTAATCACTACAAGCATCGGCTGGGAGCGTGCGCCCATGCCGGTTAGCATCGTGTCGTACAGCTCAGGCGTCGGATGCTCGTGGTACTCGTCAACTATCGCGCAATGTGGGCTTGCACCGTCGCCGGGCTTACCGATCAAAGGCTCAAATTTGCTGGCGTTGTCGAGAATCCAGAGCGCCTTTGCCCCGATGCCTATGCCGAAGTGCTTAGCAAACGCCGGATTCTTGAGACACATCTGCCTAGCTGGCCCAAAAACTTCCCACGCCTGCTTTTCAGAAGTCGCTCCGGCGTAAACTTCCGCGCCCGGCTCGTTATCAGCGCAGAACATGTACAAGCCTATTATTGCGCCTATTACAGACTTGCCGTTTTTTCTGGGTATCTCGTCGTAAATTTCACGGAAACGACGCAAGCCGTCTGATTTGCGAAGCCATCCAAAAGGCACAGCCAGCAGAAAACACTGCCAAGGCTGTAGCACAATGCGCTTTCCTGCCCATTCACGTCCTTTGACGTGAACCATCATGCTGGCAAAGGCGCATATCCTATTGGCTGCATTGACATCCCAACGAAAAGGAAAGGTCTTTTTCTGACTCGCCTTTAAGTCGTCAAGATGACGCCTGCACGCATTTTTAACATGTGCACAGGCCTTAACGCGGCCAGAAACGACTTTCTTTGCGTAGTCAGTCGCAATGGTTGCGAAGTCTTTTTGTGCTGCCTTGGTAGTCATTTGCTTAAGCATACACCAAGGCAAAAAGGAAAATAAAGAGAAAATAGGATTTTCTGGACGGTTTTTTTTACTGAAGTTCTTGCGTTGCGGCTTCGGTCTTCATCAGCTCACCTGAGCTGAAATGTTCCCATTCATTCTCTGACGGCTTTGTATCAACCTTTATCCTTGTCCGTGACGCTGGAGTAAGGCCAAATTCCGTCAGGAACCTATACATTGTGTCCACGGCATTATTGATAGCATAGGCAATTGGATTTCGCGCCGGATTACCTTTCTTGTCTTTTACAAGTGGGCCAGTCCGATTATACAACTCAACGGCATTCACCCATCTGGCATAAGCGTCAGCATAAGCAGCCAAAGCCACATCGTCGCCTTCTTTAAAAACACCAAGGCGGTCAAGAAGTTTCGCTTTTCTTGCGTATTCTGCCGCCGCGACATCGTTTAGATGTGCTGGCGGTTCAAGGATGGTCGCTCGTCCAGGCTTGGGCGCGTCTTTGTTTTCGCGGCATTTCTGGAGAGTACCCTTCATCTCTTTAATACTCGCAGGGATTTTCTTTCTGCCTGATCTACTGGTTCCTGGCATCACTCACCTCGTCAAATGTTTTGCCATCAGATTCCAGCGTTGCTTGTTGCCCTGTGAAGTCCTGCCAACGACGAACTATTACATCGCAGTACCGAGGATCAAGTTCCATTAATCGTGCAATACGTCCGTTTGTTTCAGCTGCAATCAAGGTCGTTCCAGAACCACCAAAGCTATCAAGAACTACATCACCGCCCTTTGTATTGTTGCACATCTGATAAGCGAACAAAGCTACAGGCTTCATAGTTGGATGCGACTCACTACGTGACGGACGGTCGAACCTAAGTATTGTGGTCTGTTTTCTATCACTGGCCCATAAATGTGATGCGCCATCTTTCCAACCGTACAAACACGGCTCATGCTGCCATTGATAGTCTTGACGACCAAGAACCATGCTTTGCTTTTCCCAAATAAGACATTGCCGAACTGTCCATCCTGTGTCTTTTGCTGCGCCCCTAAAGTTATATCCCTCGGTATCAGCGTGCCAGACATAAAAAACAGCGCCAGGCTTTAAGACTGCATCAGCAGCAGAATACGCATCTCTTAGAAACTGTCTAAATGCACCATTCTCCATTTTGTCATTTTGAATAGTTAACGCATCTTTTGTCTTGCCAACATAGGCCACATTATATGGTGGGTCGGTCAACCACATATCTACCAGCTGGCCCTCGCATAGTTTTTCAAGAAGCTCGATGCTAGTGCTATCGCCGCACATAAGCCGATGCTTTCCCAATAGCCACACATCACCATCTCTGGTAACGGGCGTTTCCTGCACTTCCGGCACTTCATCAGCGTCGGTCAGTCCTTCGGTTCCGGCTGGCGCGTCACTAAGCAATTCTTCAATCTCGGCAACCTCAAAGCCTGTAAGCTCCATGTCGTAAGCCATGTCCTGCAATTCGGACAATTCCAGCTTGAGCAAATCATCATCCCACGCCGCCCAGTTTGCCGACTTATTCGCCAGCAGCCGAAACGCCTTAACCTGCGCGTCGGTCAGCTCATCAGCCAATGCTACGGGTACTTCGGTCATGCCCAGCTTTTGAGCCGCCTTGAGACGCAAGTGGCCATCCACAACGCTTCCGTCCTATTTCGCCACCACAGGAATACGAAAGCCGAACTCCTTGATTGCCGACACCATGCGGTCAACTTGTTCGTCGTTCTTACGCGGATTCCTTGCGTAAAAAATGAGTTTGTCTATGGGCCACATCTCGACCTTCAAATTTTTCTCCATGTTCTTTCCTTTTTCTGCCGTGGTGTTCTTCGTGGCATGCCCTGCACACGGCCTCCAAGTTGTCCCAGAAATCGTTGAACTGGTTATGGTCTTTGTGATGCACAACCGTCGCCGGTGCTCCGCATCTTTCGCACAACGGGTTTTGCCGGAGCTTCGCTGCCCTGAGTTTCTGCCATGCAGCGCCGTAGCCACGCTTTGCCGACCCGCCTCGGTTGTCGTGGGTCTTGCGGTATTCCTGCCGCCGCTGCTCCCGTTCCTGTGCCATGCTCTGGTGCTCCACGCAGTACCCATTGCGCTCGGTGGTCAGGTTATTGCAGCCAGCCTTAAGGCAGGGCTTCGGCGGTCGCTGCGGTGCGCGTTTTTGCGCAGGGGGAATT